CACTATCGTAATTATGTATTAAATTTACGAAATATATTACCGTGTGGTAAATGTAGAGACAATCTATGTGCTAACTTTAAAAAACTTCCATTACATATGAAACATATGAAAAATCGCAATACGTTTTCTAGATATATTTATAAACTTCATGAATTAATAAATACTATGTTGGGTAAAAAATCGGGACTATCTTATGAATCCGTTCGTGAGCGATATGAACATTTCCGTTCTCGTTGCACACGCAAGACAAAAAAAAATATCGAAAATGGTTGTACCGAACCAGTGTATGGCGAAAAATCAAAATGTGTTTTACAAATTGTTCCTGATACTAAAAAATGTGATACATTCCAAATAGATGAGAAATGTGAGAAAAGGATTATAGTATAAAAAATATATATTTTTATAACAAAGAATATATATATAAATGAACGATTCTATTAATCCAGAGAAATTAAATGTTATAAATGAACCTAGTTTAGATGATTTAAATAATGAGGATACTGTGGAAATTACACCTCAACCTACCCTTGAGATTTATAAAGAACCAAATCATCCCTTTTGGGCAGAAGACCCCAACATTTTACTACGTCCAGAACATGCTTTAGAGTTTTTTCCAACAGAAACGATGAGCTTTAATCAAAAATTAAATGCGATTACACGTATTGTATTGACCCTTACCACCATATCCTATCTTGTTACAAAAAAAACAAACCTCATTATCGTTTCCGTTATTAGCATTGTTTGTATTTATTTAATGTATTTTTATCACAAAAACGAAGATTTAAAGAAAAGTGAAGGCTTTAGAGATGAACAGGGTAATTTAGTTAAATTATATGACCGTAATGGGCCAAATCAAGCAATACAAGAAGCTAGCATTGAGACCAATTTTCAAACCGCACAACCCAGAAATCCTCTTTCAAATGTGTTAATGAGTGATTATGATTATAATCCCAACAAAAAACCAGCTCAACCTTCATATACAAAAGAAGGCAAAAATTCTATTTTAGAAGAAACGAAAAAGACAATTCAATTAGTAAATGAGGGACATCCCGATATTGAGAAAAAACTTTTCCAAGATGTAAATGATAATTTAGAATTGGAACAATCTATGAGACAATTTTACAGCACAGCAAATACAACTATTCCAAACGATCAAGATAGTTTTGTCCAATTTTGTTATGGTGATATGATTTCGAATAAAGAAGGAAATCAATTCGCCGCAGTGAGAAACAATCCTAGACATAATCTATACTAGATTACTCGATAAACGTATTATATTTATAACAGTGAATATTTAAAATAGATAACGTTATTTACATAATTAAATAACGCTATTCTCACAGACAATATATATATCAAATATATAAAAGCAATGTTTTCCGATAGCAATTATACGTTTTACAATACTAACCGTGTGGAAGATGACGCCACTACCAAAACGCAAAATGAATTGCAAAATGGACGTTTTTCTAATTACACCACAACTAACTATTTTAGCGAAAATAGCGGTGAATCTCAAATTAAATTCGCAACCGAACAACCCGCGGTTGTACCTAATTCAAATACCGGCAGTGGTGTTGGTGGAGATCATATCGACAGTGAATCAACCCTTAAGCTCGACCAAGAAAAGGCACGTCATTTAGGACGTTTGAATCTTATGCAACGTCAGTTTAATACAGTTCCTTATTTAGGAAGAGGTTCCGTAGACCCTACTTTAGAATTACAGTTATTAGAAGGTGAACCAATTGTCGAGAAAAAGAGCACTTCAACTATAATGTCACAAAGTTTCATGGGATATACTCTCTATCCTACCAGTAACGAAATGGAAGACCGTGTGAGTGACCCTAAACTGAATGTTGAAGAAAGTGCTATGAAGGGTTGGGTTCGTGGTGGTGCGGATACACGCGTTCCCGCTGACTGTGATATGAAACGCCCTGGCGCCAATAAGGTATAAATATAACCCTTTTATTCGACCTATAAAAAATCTATAATATATATATAATGACTTCTCCTAGTCCTAGTCCTAGTCCTGAAACTAAACCTCTTTTCGGTGGGAAAAAACAACTCGGTGGGAAAAAACACCGTAAAACTGGTAAGAAGATGAAGAAGCGAGTTCGTAAAACAGCAAAGAACGTCACAAAGAGACGGTCTTTTTTTGCCCGCCTTTTTAGACTTTAGGAAATAAAACTATTTAAATATTGGTTATTTAAATATTTTAATGAACGATTACAATATCGAAATTAGTGATATTGAATACGGGAATGATGAGGAATTTCGACAATGTATGCGTTTTATATTTAATATGAAATCGAACATCGATGAAGACCCAAATTATGATGAAATTACACGCGATGAGATGAACTATGATTTTGAAGCAGTTGGAAAAGGAATGGACCATATTTACAATCACACAAAAGATCATAAATTATTTCAAACGATTTATGATATGGCAGCGGCAAAGATGTTTTCAATGGATAGGTCAATTGGTTTAGCCGTTCTTTTTTCTTATGATAATTTCAAAGTGTTTCATCGATGTTTATGTGATTTTTTTAAGGATAAATCATCGTTTTGTGATACCACTGAAAGTTATATTACTGTTTTTAATACAATTAAATAATACATGGGTTTTTATATAGTTATAATATAAATGGCTTCTACACGTAGTAAAAATACTCCTGGAAATTACTCGATTGAACAACGTGGATATAACCAACAAATTGAATATAAGACCAACATTCAGTACGGTGTTTCATCACGTACATTGGACGCCGGACATGGTTTAATTCAGGGCCGATTACCAAATCAAGAGCTTTCTGAAAATCCCAATGATATTGAATCAGATTTGTTTGGTATCGGTTCGTCTAATTTAGTTGAACCCAAACCCGCTGTGAATCCCAAGCTAAAAACCCGACAGGCTGCTACTATTATAGATAGACAAGTTCCTTTGATTATGCCTCGCAATTTAGATATTGAACGAGACCAACGCCCTTTTTAAGACATCTTTAGCTCATTATTTTCTAGCAAATGTTCAACTGTATGCCTTTTATTATCATCTTCATCATAACCATTTCTTAATAGATAGCATATACCATAAAATACAAAATAAGCGAGAAAGACATAGAGTGAATATAAGAAAGCCTGCGTCGATAAATTTACTGGCCAAATTATTAAAGATACAATTTTTATCAATATGATGCCTAAATAAAATAACATTTTCTCATTATTCGATTTCGCGTTCGCCGTAACAGAATAGGGGAATATTTGAATAAAGAGTTTTCGGGCTGGTTTATAAAAATACAATGCTATTGCTATAAATATTCCTACAACGGACTGAATAAAAATAAAAGGATAAAAGTTGGATGCGAATTCACGGTCTATCATTAAAATCACAAGAAATACAAAAATTAAATTACTAATTGGAATCATTTATACAATAATATATATTAGTTTTTCACGTGATTTATTTATAAAATTGATTCTAATCATACCGCTCTTTATATAAGTATTTATAAATCTTATATAAAATGTTTAAATATCAGCCCAGATTAGTTACTACTCGTAGCAAGAAGTCGAATAAAACTGTTATAATCAAGAATAATGATTCGGACGATGATGAAGATTCAATGGATAATATTTCGGGTAGTATGAAAAAAATTTCCAAAGATAATAACCACATTTATTTTCACGCCGAGGTTGATAGAGATAATATTTTCGAACTTATTGAACTTATCCGTAAATGCGAAATTGATAATATTATGCTAGCACACCAACTATGTTGTGACCCTATTCCTATTTATCTTCATATTAATTCATTTGGTGGGTCAATATTCGATGCTCTTACTGCGATTGATGTAATGAAATCAAGCAAAGTTCCTGTCCACACGATTATTGAAGGTGCTACCGCATCCGCAGGCACTTTAATGAGTGTGGTGGGCAAAAAGCGTTATATTCGCCCCAACGCACATATGCTGATTCATCAGTTGTCTTCGGGTTATTGGGGGAAAATGCAAGAACTCGAAGATGATTTTGAAAATAACAAGGCTCTTATGGATAAAATCCACAGTATTTATAAAGAACACGCGGATATCCCCAAGAAACAATTGCGGGATATTCTAAAACACGACCTATGGTGGAATGTAGACACGTGTATGAATTATGGTTTAGTTGATGAACTCTGGGATAGAGTTTAAAAAGAAGTCACAAAAATATCTTCTAATGTTTGGTCACTTAATTCAACAAAAAAGATTGTTTTGAATGTTTCTATTTTTTTCTTTTGAGAATCAGATGGTTTCAATTTATTAAAAAAACGCGTTAACATGAATATAATATATATATTCATGATATTCGGTATTTTACAAATTATATCATTTTCTAAAAACCATAATTGTATTTTTAAACCACGGTAATGTTGAATGTTTTCTTAATTGTTCTTCTGTTTTTTTCCTTCCCAAAATTCATTTTTATTAATTTTACTCATTATATTTAATATTAAATATAATATTAGATATAATATAAGAATAATAAGTATATGAGACATATTATTCGTTTTCCACATAATCTTGGACAAAAATTAAAAGGGGTTGAAAAAGGCGCAGAAATGTATTCAAAACATTTGGTGAAAAATTATCCCGGTAAGTTTCTTATAAAACAAGTGGATTGTATTAATAATAATGGCTACTTTTTTGAAAATATTCGAAAATTATATAAAGCCAATCAAGATATGGGAGCCCAACAGTTTCGAAATTTATATAAAGCCGGAGAAGATATGGGATCCAAACAGTTTCGAATGAATATTGGTGGAGACCATTCTATGTCTTTGGCGACTGTAGCATATACATTGAATTGTTTCCCTGATTGTAAGGTGATATGGGTCGACGCACACGCCGATATAAATACATATGAAGCATCGGAGAGCAAAAACTTTCACGGAATGCCTCTCGCATATTTAACTGGATTAGATAGTCATACCGAACTTTCATTTATTAAAAATCATCTCCCATTTGACCGACTATTCTATGTGGGACTACGATCACTCGACTATTTCGAAAAAGAACTTATCTACAAACACAATATCAAATACTTTTTAAGTCAAGATATTAACGCGAATCCAATGGGATGTTATAACATATTAAACAAATTTCTAGGAGACAGTCCATTTCATCTATCACTTGATGTTGATAGTTTTGATCCATCCGTTATACCACATACCGGTACACCAGTCGGATACGGCATCAATAAAAGTCCTGGAATATTGTTATTGCATAATCTAATGAAAAAAAAGACATTATGTAATATGGATTTGACGGAAATAAACCCCCATGTAAATAATAGATATCTAGATGATGAGAAACTTAAATACTCGGTGAATAATATGTTTTTTACAATTGATGATATTATAAAACCAATCATTAACTAAAAGATACAATAATTTTAACATTCTCTTTTTTAATACATTTACACGCAGAAACGGATAGTTCTTCTCGTTTTTTACGCGTTTTACTTACATCTGCTGAAATTGTAATATTAGATGTTGTAAGTTCACCATCGTCCTTTTTCTTTTTTGAAATACTGTTACGTTCGTTCATATCTTTCTCGATTTCTTCATAGTTATTCTCAATATATTCGATAATTTTATTCTCTATCGCCCATTTGAAAAAATTCAGTTGTCCAATGGTTGTTTCCATGCAACTATCGTCATTGTATGGAATTGTTATACGATCCCATCTACAAAATGGATCAAATCTTTTCTTGGAATATGCCTTTAATTTTAATTTGTAGTCATTATATACTTTGAAACGCATTTTTAAATCACTACCCATTCTTTGAGACGGTAATTCGTAAATTGTATAAAACTTTTTCGCATAATTTGTAACAAACCAATCCACAATTCTCAATGATATCCTTGATTCACCATTTATAATGTTCATCATATTATCTAAACGGCTCTTATCGTTGTAAAATTCCATTAAACAGTTCATTAATAGGTCATTTTGAGTATGTAGATTTCCTGCCTGATATGTTCGTAGAGACATGTTTATACCATGTATAAAAAACAATTATTTATATCGATTTTCATTAAACAAACAAATATTTGTTTATTAGATATCAACAGATATTATATCAAATATTATATTACTAATCTAGTTTGAGTTGATAAAGTTTCCATTCACCTTTGTTTCCCTCTCGTGATTCATATTTTTCTTCAAAACCTTAAGATCCCTCCTATAAGGGGGGCTTCGCCCCTTAATAATTCGTTAAATAATATTTGATTAGAATGTTATTTAAATATATAATGTTTCGATTGTATAGTATTAATAATACGAATATAAAACCTGAAAAACAATCAAAACCGATTCAACCACAAATTTATTCTCTTATCCCATTAAATATTTTTCAAACATGGCATTCATTAGAATTACCTGATAAAATGCGAGAAAATTGCGAATCATTAAAAAAAGATAATCCAGAGTTTAGATATTATTTATATGATGATCAAATGTGTAGAGATTTCATTCAAACACATTTTGATGAAGATACCGTTTGGGCATTTGATAAATTAAAACCAGGTGCATATAAGGCGGATTTGTGGCGATATTGTGTTTTATATATTCATGGTGGTATTTATTTAGATATTAAATTTAAATGTGTTAATCATTTTAAATTAATTCAAATGACGGATACAGAATATTGGGTGAAAGATAGAAAAAGGGATATTAACGGTATTTATCAAGCATTAATGATTACATATCCAAATAATATTATTTTAAAAAAAGCGATCCAAAAAATTATAAATCATTGCAAAACAAATGATTATACTAAATTAAATCCCCTAGCTATTTCGGGACCAATTTTACTAGGATCCTTTTTTAATGAGATTGAATTTAATCGTTTAAAATTAACAAATATAGGTGATATTATTATAAAAGATAAAATACAGATTTTACAACATTATCCAGAATATAGAAATGAACAACTACATAAACAAAACACATCCCATTATGATATATTATGGCATAATCTACATTGCTTTAATTATCCAACACTTGTGTCCGTGAAGAAATATAATTTATCGAAAAAAAATGAAGAAAAATTTGATAATACTAATTTTATTTATAATGCTTCGATACCTATCATTTATATTAAAAATAATGAAATAATTATTCATTTAGAATACAATCATTATTATTATCAAGAGGGTAATAAAACACGTAGTGTGATAAAAAATCACAGTTTATTTAGTCAATCAACAATTGATATTCATTTAGAGAACCATAAAGAAGAAACACTTTATACATTTGAAAATAAAACAGCTCATAATTTAAGATTAATTCAGTACAATGATTCGATTTATTATATTGTAGATTTATTGAATGAACAATCAAGCCAATTTTATATTTCAAGTAATGAATTTATCATTGAAAATGATAGAATTAATGTTAATTGCATCAATCAGACCAAATATTGTAATAAAGAGAATGTTAACGATATTAGTTTTTTTCAGTACAATAATGAATTAGCTATTGTTTATAGTTGGTTCCCTTTACAAATAGGTAAAATAAATTATACTGATATTCGAGTAGTAATTAATACTATAAAATACAACACTCCTCGATGGTTTGAAGATATAACAAGTGCTACTACTGGTGTATCAATAAATGATGAAATATGGTTTATTTTATGTAAAAAAAATTTTAATAAACATAATAAAAAATGGTATTTCAGTCACAAACATATATTTGCGATATTTGATAGTGATATGAATATAAAAAAATATTCCGAATTTTTCTCATTTGATAATCATCAAAATGAATTTTGTAAAAGTTTTGTTATTAAAGATGATCAAATTATTATTGGATATGGATTATCAAATACTGAATGTTATATAGCAAACTATGAAATTGATTCCTTATTCACACAATTAAAATGGTATAATACCTAATGAAAACATTGTTACACACGTATTTATAATTACTATTTTTGAAACGAAAAGACGGTAGAAACAGTAGAACTATTTTATTGAATTTGTATAATTACTAATTTTGAAATTATACAAATATTACATTTTTAAACATAGAGTTAAAATACACACACACCAAAATGCTGTGAATTTAATTGGAGTAAGCTACACCTGCCATTCCTGACATGACTCTCAACACGTTGTAACTGGTAGCATAAACACGGACCTTAGCAGTTGCGGTTCCACCGACAGTGGCGGAGGAAAGAACAAGCTGAAGGGTGGCGTTATCGATGCGGGAGAAATTGCAGCTTCCAGAAGGCTGGTGCTCCTCAGGGCGAAGGGCGAATGAGTAGCAATTAATACCAGCATCAGGGGCACGGGTATGGTTCTGGAAAGGCTGGACAACGTCGAAGTAAGAACCCTCACGCTCGGAGAAGCGGTCCTGGCCGTTAAGCTGGAGCTTAGCGGTGACGACAGGGTTCTCACCCCAACAATGCATGTCGAGGGCAGTCTCGGCAAGGACGAATGTTCCGGCATCGGACACATATGAACCATCGGCATCAGGAGAAGTCTGAGGGAATCCGGGCCAGCCAGCAGTTCCGGCATCACCAGTCATAGATCCAGGGTCCTGGAAGAGACCACCGGAAGTGATGAAGGCGTTAGCACCAGATGTCTCGGCAGGTCCACCGAAGGCGTGGACGGCGTTGGGAAGAGCATCGATGGCATCAGTGTAATTGAAAGGCTGAGCACCAAGAGTCTTGAATAGAGTCTGGCCACCCTCAAGAGAGGCACAGTAATCTACGTTAGCATCGGGCTGGACAACCCAGATAAGCTCCTTACAAGGGTGGTTGAAATTGAGCTTGATCTTGTTACTGGAAGAACCGACAGATTCATCACCAGTGAACTGAAGCTGCTCAATGAGATACTCGTGGGGGTTCTGGGCCATCTTTCTGCGCTCATCGGTATCAAGGAAGATATAGTCGATGTAGAGAGAGGCGGCAACAAGGGACTGCTGGTAAGCCTGGGAGACAGACTGGGTAGAACTGGCGGCGGACAAGTCCTTAACGGCCCACAAGCACTCACCAATAGGACGGAAGTCAATGTTGATCTTGACCTCGTGGTATTGAAGGGCAATAAGGGGAAGGGCAAGTCCGGGGTTGCGGCAAAACCAGAAAAGAAGGGGAATGTAGAGAGTGGTCTCAGGAAGGGCCTTGCGAGGGGCACACACCTGGGAAGGTCCACCGGCGGCGGAACAAGGACCAGAGATATCGGCGAAAGAAGGATCAGTCACGTAAGTGAGCTGAGTGGTGTTACCAATCATCTGGTGGTAACCACGCTGTTGCTCGGAAGACATAGTAAGCTGATTCCAGATGTGCATCCAGTCACCGTATTGACGGTCGATACGTTGACCACCAATCTCAACCTCAACCTGGGCGATAAGCTGCTCACCGGGGAAATCTAACCAACGGGCATAGACGGAATCGGTAGCCATGTCCTGGTTGATCTCAGGGAGAGTAACCTGAAGGTAAGTGCGGTAGCACAAATCACCATTACGGCTGATTGTGCAGGTCACACGGCGACCGAAATCGGCCTGGCCAGAGAAAGTCTGTTCAATAGACTCCATGGCGAAGTTGGTATGGCGTCTGTAAGACACCTTCCAGAAAGTAATTTCGGGGGTACCGGTAAGAAAAACGTCTTGTGCGCCATAGGCGACGAGTTGCATGAGTGCTCCAGCCATTCTGTTATATAATGTTGCTGTAGAAAATAATTTCAGATTTTAATTAAATATATACTTTTTTTATGAAAGCATATTTTTACAAATATTATTACTCTTGTTACGTATTTAAGTAATTAACTGGGCAAATTAATTAATAACTAAATAAAATGAATTAATTATTAATTGCTAAATATAATTTGTATTTAATTGGAATACAATCGGTATATGCCTAAACAATGGGATTGTTTATTTGTTTTTATTTTTCGTTTTATTTTTTTCGTTTTTTATCATTTTATTTGTTTTGTAACCATATAAGAGTTGGGTGTTTTGATTATTATTTTGTGAGTGGTTTACATTATGTGTTTATCGTAGGCATATCGAAATTGGATCGAAGAAACTCATCTAAATAATTTTCATCCAAATATTTCTTTTTTCCTTCATGTTTTTTTGAGAATATATATTTCTCATTTTGTTTTTTAACAGACCACCCCTTTTCTAAGGCATTCATTAAAAATATCATTATTTTCATCTGTTTTTTATCAATATTCTCGGGTTGAAAATTTACTTGTATCAAATTTTCATCCATTGTATAGTTTATTTAAATACTTATTTTTTGTGGTTCTTCTTTATTGTTTTTAGGCAGATTAATATAATTCGCATATGTGTGTATTATTTTACATATAATATATATATTAATATAATGAATGCCCATAATCATATAAATGGTATAGCAGAAGGAATGGGATATGTAATTACTAATGTTGGTTCTAGTGTAACGATACAAGATGATGATGCGAGAATACGCTTCGGATGGCTACAAAATTTTTTACACGAGGCTATGGCCGGACTTGATAATAAACACGATTTTGAATCTGTATATAAAGTATTTATCCCTTTTATTGAAGAATATTACTTTAATACTTTAACCCCATTAAATAAATATTTCTATCCATTCACACCCCTAGTAAAAGCTCTGTCTACTAATGTACCACATACCGCATCCGCAGGAACATTACAACGAGTTGTTGATTTTGAGTCTTATGCCGGAAACCCATCCCCTACTAACGAAATGGCTATATCTCTTGGACAAGAAATATATAATTTCAAATCACCCAAAATAATGCCCACATTTAACTTAACTGGTGCCTCCCAAGCTACCCTAAAAGCGTATACGGATGCACTTCCACCTGGACGCGATTGTATTGTCTACATAACCGGGACGAAAGCTGATTTTAGAGATCTCCAATTATTACAGTATGTTCGAGAGGTGTTAGGTATAACAGATGACGGAGCTTTTTTATCACCAGATGCATCTCAATTACCAATCGAATCATTCGGTCCATTATTTGGTCCATTACCTGTACAAACAACTTACCAACCCAAATGCTTTTTATCAGAAAGATTTGACCCAGCAACCATGACAAAAAAGGAGCTTCAAGTTGAAGCGAACGTGAACTTAGAAATATTTTATTGTATTCTTAAAGACGGAGAAGATTCCCGAAAAAAACTATTCATTGAAATTGCAATTCCTCAAGGGGAAACCGCATACAACGGTGGTTGGATACGTTTCTTTACACTTAATGGAACGGGGGCGAAGGATACAGTAGGTTGGATTCCATTGAACGAATTACCCAAAGCACCCGCAATAGCAGAGGTTTCAATTTGGTTATTTGGTATGAAAGGGGCAAAACTTAAATCGGTCGGTGCGAAACTTAAAAATTTATTTCAAACAGGAAACATGAAACAAAACACAAGAGCCAAAGATATAAAAGATAAATATTTTGCAAGAATTATAGCTAGTATGCCTGACGTAATTAAGAATTTATTTACGGCATATTTCCAAAATTATGAGTCACTTGGAACGGGTAGTAAACGATTGGGTGACTTGACGTATTTATTAGATGCGATTATGGCACAAGCGATAGCGGCGGCACTAGCGGCGGGGCAAGTGCCCAGCTATAAATTATCCCCTCATGGGGCATACGCAATTGGTGGTGATAAATTTGCTTGGTTGTATAACGTACATACCAAAATGACTAATTCTATATTTATATCTAAAAGTGATAAAATCCTTACAATGAAAGTATACTTAAAACCATTAGATGATTTGGCTAGAGCGGCATATCAAGCAGCCCACGACGCATATGAAGCAGGAATAGACACCGAATTATTAACAAAAATTCAAGGTTTATTCGCAGCTCTCGGCATAACGACACTCCCAACTTTCTCTACCACAGATTTTTCTACCACAGATTTATCTGGTGGAAAGTCTCTAATTATAGATGCGTTTAACGCAAAGATAATACAATGGACAAACTTATTGTTAAGTGCTATTGCGACAAAAAAAACCTTTTTTAATATAAAGACAGCTGTAGACGCTACAGCTAGGAACCCTGCAACTTTTACAGACGCTCCTCCTGGTGCGACCTATACATCCGAAGTACTCTCTCACCACTATTATGGTGGGTGTTCAAAAGTTATTCACATGTTCGGTGTAATAGATTCATTATGTAAATCGAAAAAAAAAATAGAGAATTGGACAGCAGCAGTAACCACTCCAGACGACAAAAAACGTTGGGATGGTATATTTTTTGAGGCAACGAATGTAGTTAAAGATGCTGATAAATTGTTTGGAGATCCAAACTTTGGAAATTATGATGACGATTATAAAACGTTAGGTAATAATATGTTTAGTATATCAAAAGTAATAGATAACTTAAATAAACAAATTTTTAATTTAAATAAACAATTTCAACTAACTTCTCCGAAAATTTTAAACATTGTCCCAACGAAAAATGCGTTTAAGTCATCGAAAGATGTTATAGTGAAATGGTTTGAAATTGCGGATAATGCTGCTAGAGCAATTCAATGTATTCGGGATGCTGCTTCCAGCGTGGAGGTGGTTGGTGGTGGTAAAGCCATTGTTGATGGACCAAGCCAAAAACGAGAAGTGAGTGGGGTAAGGGTAAGGGTAAAGGATACAGGTCCGAAATTTAAACCATTAGAATCATTGTTTGCCGCAACACCTGCCAAACAACAACAACAACAACAGACAGTATTTCGAAAAGATTATAAAAAAAAACAATCAGATTGGAGAAAGAGTAATTTATATACTAGTACGACACCTGATGGTTATATACAAATGATAAACACAAATATGTATTATTTTATAGGTGAAGTCAACGTAGAAATAACTACTATGGGAGAATCAGCAATCACAGTATATCCCGATTTTATGAAACAAATAATTACATCAGCATTAGGCAGATTATGTGTCGGGAATGTAACAGTTAATGAAAATTATAGTTTCGAAAGCACTCGCGATGATGTGCACGAATTATGTTTATATGTCCAATATATCTATGAAAATGCTTGGGAATTAGGTTATACAGCCCAACCACCAGTCGATGATAATTATTACTATTACATATTGTTTATTATGTTTATTTTGAGACCGAATTATTTTAATGGTCAACTTTTAATGATTAACATGGCTGGAACCATCGGTATTAACCCAGATATTGAATTAAACCCCCTTTTGGAAACCACCTCTTATAAAATCGGTGGTGTAAGTCGTCGAATAAATAAAAATAAAAAGTCGAGAAAAAACAAAAACAATAATAAAAAGTCGAGAAAAAAGAAAAACAAAAATAAAAAGTCCAAGAAAAATAAAACAATCAAGAAGAGAAAACTATTCTAAACATCAAAATACATAAAAATAACATCGTCTTCATTTTATATTGAATATAAAATGAGCAAATCCGCTAAAAATGCTCAAATGAAGCAAATGACTTCATTAGATGAGAAACATCAAGAGATGTTAGATAAATTTAATAGCAATATAAGCGAACATATACCGCGTTTAAAATCAGAAATAGAAGAATTACGGTCCAATATAAAATCAATGAATAAAAGTCAAATCGACCAAATACTAGATTATAAAGACGAAATTCGAGAAAAAAAACAAGAAATTCGACATTTAGAAAAGGAGAAAAAACAATATCTCTTGGACAATTCTACATTTATCTTTGATTATTTTGAATCAAAAAAACAAATCTCATCAGGAGAACCCGCGCAAAACATCAAGGTTTTAAACACCTTTTTCAAAGTAAAATCCACCAAAACAGATAATGTGAATCCAGACAAATATACACAATCCAAGAAAATGTATCAAGAATACTGGAGAAATGTGAATAATGAATTCACAAATCCACAAGATTACATTTTATCGTGCGATACGTGTGGTCTTTGTGAAAAAGGCGAGATGGTTCCTCAAGATGAAGAAGGAATTATGATTTGTAATAATCATAAATGTGGGCAATTCATCACATATATTGTCGATAGTTCAAAACCCAATAACAAAGATCCACCCAATGAAGTTTCTTATACCGCCTATATACGTCTCAATCATTTCAAAGAAATATTATCGCAATTTCAGGCAAAAGAGACCACGCAAATTCCAGACGAAGTCATTGACCAAATTAGAGCACGTATCAAAAAAGAACGTATTACCGATATGAAACAAATAAATTACGACAAAATGCGAGAGATTCTACGAAAACTTGGACTTAATAAATATTTTGAACATATTCAATATATTAATTCGATATTCGGTGTTAAACCTCCTATTATGAATGAGGAATTACATGAGACATTATGTGTCCTTTTTATCGAAATACAGAAACCTTGGGCTGTTCATTGTCCAGCCAATCGAACCAATTTTTTCAATTATACATATACACTCTATCAACTATGTACCTTACTCGACCAGACACAGTATTTGCCTTATATCCCTATGATGAAAGACCGTGAAAAACAATTAGAACAAGATATGATTTGGAAAAAAGTATGCGGCGATTTAGATTGGGTTTTTTTCCCGACTGTATAATTTTATCTCGATATTGTTTAAAACACAATGTATTCTATGTTATTTCATATATCGGGAATTGCTATACTAGAAATAATTTTTTTTTTCTATTATATTGGTCCTATGGAGACATTCATATTTAAAAATAAGGTCAAACAATTATCCGATGAACCCATTGGTTTGATTCCTAATAATACTATTATTAATGATTATGAATATTCCACATATAATCAAACGGATATCGTATTAAATGAATTAGATAGTCAACAAATAGATGCGATTAATGAACGTGAAGAAAAAAACCATCAACTCTTTATAGCTACAATACAATATTGGGGGATTATTACTGCTTCATTACTCATCCTTATATTAATTATTAACCGATATAGGCACATTAAATGGTCAGATATTCAACAGCGTGCTTCTAGCATAACAGATGAAGAGTCACTTGAATTAGTTGACGTTAAAATAGAACCTCATTTAGAAATAAAAGCGACACCAGATAAAAACAAAGAAATGTGTTATAATATCACTCATTACGTATTTTTCGGAGGATGTATTATTTGTTTTCAATATCTGTTTTTCCAAAATGTTGTCATGGTATATGACCCTCTTTCCATTGAAGAGGTCAAATATATAACATATACACAACTTTACCCAAAGTTAAATCTAGATTTATAGTCTATCCATTATTCGTATAAAATTGATAGACTTATCGATCAGGACAGACATTTAGAAAAAAACAAAAACTATGAATTTAAGAAGAATACAAAGAGAGATACGGGATTTATCGAAAGACCCCCTTCCTGACTGTATAGCATTACCATTTGAAGACGACATTACCCAATGGCGTTTTATATTTAAAGGTGCTGACGATACTGACTACCGAGGTGGTTTATATATGGGTAGCATTATATTGCCCGATAGGTATCCATTCGCTCCCCCAAAGATACTTATGAATACACCTAACGGACGGTTAAGAGCCGACGGTGGAAGCATTTGTATGAGTTTCTCTGACTGGCATCCCGAAAGTTGGAATCCCGCATGGGGAATTCGAACCATTATTTTAGGATTAATCTCATTCTTCTATGAAACACGTAACACCAATGGTGCTTTACAAACGACCGCCATCGAAAAAACGAGATTAGCGGAACAATCTATCGATTATAATCGTAGATGTCTGGACTATCAACGCCTCTTTCGAAACAATGCGTTGGAACTCGCTTTAAAACCACCAAAAAACGTAATTATAAAATTAAAAGGACAAAAAAACCTTTGAACCTGGATGTTTGTATGTAAAATTGAATGTTTTTTTTCACTTTCGTGTAATGTAATACACGAAAATAATGAGCAAGAATGAGATGAAATATAGAGATACGAAGATTATGGGGGATTATGTTAGAAGAATTATAAAATCTCGTGAACAAAGAGGGTTAGACAAAATTTTGTCTACATATACCCAGGAAAAAATTAACAAAAGGAATTTACAAAAGCGTGCGGAAAAAGAGAGACCGAATGATCAGATTCAGATAGAAGAGGAAAGAAAAGGGGAACTAGTTGAAGTCGGGACGACTCGTAGGACAGCTGTTTCCTTCACACAAAACAGGGTTCAGCCATCGGGTTCAACATGCCATGTATGTAAGACAATGGACGCGATTAACTATTGTGTAATTTGTAAACACATTATGTGTGTTAGAGATACTGTTTACTGTAATAAAATACAATTTTGTAAGGTATGTCATTACAATCCAGAAAACGAACAATGTATACGTGCGATGGTAATGAATAAGAAAAAAATGCACTGTTTAAAAAAACTAACACCCTCGCTGATATATATATTAAGTTTTGAATGGTTGTATAAAAAGAAAATAAATAAATAAATAACAAGGTAAAATTACATTTCAATTACCTGCGTTTTTTTATGAGAGTAATATAAATGCCCCTGAAAAAAGATTTGTTGAAAGCCTTGGAAAAAGATCGTGAATTACTAGAAATGGAACGTCAATTACGTGAGCAATATAGTTCAAATCGTGAAGTCTATAAATGGGGTGACCCCAATAGTATTCCCCTCTCCAATATTGAGAAAAAACCCATCATTAAAGAACAGTCGGAACAATTTACTATAAGACCATTATCCCGTAGAGGAAAAAAAGAACACCAATTGGAAATTCCCGATCAACGGTATAAACTGAATCCGATAAAACCCTTGGTAAATTGCCGCTCCGCAAGAAATGGAACAGTTGACGTTAATAAACAGTCAGATGTCGGTAAGGAAATGGAAAACGGACAACGAAGTTGCCTCTTCGCAAGAAATTTACAAGAGGATATGCAGAAATTAAAAGAAATTCGTCGAGAAGTTCCCAAGAAGATGGAAATAAATTCATTGCGAGAAAAATCGGTATATGATGTATCATCAAATAAGGAAAAGACGAACATTTTTGATGACGACTTACCAGACACAAATCAACTCTACCGTGACTATTACAATGAACAATTACTTATAATCAAATCGGAAAAACCTAACATATCTTTGCGTGAAGGCCAAGATAAAATAAAAAAAATGTGGGATGTAAGCACTGAAAATCCGAGAAATAATGTTTAAACCCTTGATAAATTGTTAAATCTTTCTTTTGCTAACTGGTATTGTAAACTCCCGGGTTTCCACGTTTTTTCTCTAATATAAGAGCAATATTTCATAACAAGTAATTTTAACATAATAAATTTAAATATACCATTTTTATACACGCTTCGTTTTATAAGCAACATATTAACTTCATCTCCATCTCCAAAGAGTTCAATAGCCTGCTGTGGCGCATGCAAAAGTTGCTTTAATCGTGTGGATTGTTGCGCCTCTTCAATAGACATCACTTCAATATCAACAATATTTGTATCAAACCCGATGACCTTTTTAACAGTATTATAAGAGTAAATAGGTTTTATGTTTGAAACAAATTCGGGAGCAAAATCATAATGATACCATTTGTCTTTATCGGTATCGAATTTTAACTTGTTTGGTTTAAATTTAACATATTCGTGGTATAGTAATATACCAGATCTGGATCTCGATCTTACATTTTCGTTCGATTTCGCCCATGCATACCCATTTTGATCTGTTTCGGCGTTGATTAGTTTTTTAACCCGACTACCAATTATTTCACACATTTTATTCTTTTTGTTTTCCATTTTATTTGTATTGTTGTTATATAAAAAATAGAAAAAATAAATCAATTTTATTTTATTATACATTTTTATTGTGTAATTTAAACATTAAATAAAAATAAAAATAAAAAATATAAACATAAATGAAATTATATATTACTAATGAAAATAATTAAACATCCTGATGGAAGATACAAAAATCAAGATAATATATTTATAAATAAGATTTATTCATTTGATAAAAGATATAAGTTGATACGTCCAATAATAGAAAAAAAAATTAAAATAATGAAAGATATGGATTTAAATACTCAGTATCAATTTAATAATATAACTGGTTTTTATTTTCCGGTTAACTTTAGTCGTCGTGATATAAGATTATATTATAATTTTTTTTATAATACTAATGATTTTAACATTGTATATGTTTCTAAAAATGAGATTAATATTTTAAAATAAATGTTTGTTACCGCGATTGTGCCCCTTAAATGTTGTGGTTTTTCCCCGACGCTCTATTTGTTTTTTGCAAGATTTTATGTAATTACTTGAAGGTCTCAATCTTTCTTCTTTGTCGCTCACACCGTCTTCAAATTTTTCGGTATCCAATATGTTATTTATTCGGTCAACGGTTGAACCCTTGGTCGAGTCCCAATAACCCTCGCCATGGTTGCTCCTCCTCAATACACCCATATCACATATATCAGGTTCGGTATGTCTCATTTCTCTATATGTGAGTTCGTGTGAAACAGAATTGGTGCGCCCCGAACCTATTTTAGGTTGAGAATTATTGCGCACGTGGTATGGACAGTAGGAATTTTGTAAATGCGAGCAGTTGGTTTTCGCATTAGCAATGAAATTATCTTCTTCCGACTTCTTGTTATGCGCACGATGTTGGTGGTGTACCAGATTTTTTAACTGTTTATTTTCACCCGGTCGTCTGAATAAATTTTTCTTTGTTTCGTCTGTGTTTTTTTTGAATGATTTGCCCATTTTATAATATATATAAAGAATTTGTTTTAAATCTTATAAAGAATAAAAAATAAATCAATTTTATATTCGGTGTATACGTAACATTTCTCTTCTATTTTAATTCTGAAAATAATCTTGATAAATCGATTTCTGGAAATCGTTCAAATATATCCATATTATTTATTTCTTCTGTTCGAACGTCTTCGTCAGACATTCGGTTGATCTCTATTTGCTCAATTTCCCGCTCAAAATCTGTACTTTGAATTATGCTTTGTACATCGAATTCCAGGTTTTTAATAAATCTCTGAGTGTATCTTGGATTTAAACGATCAATTCTTCTTGTATATAATACAAACATATCTTCCATTGTGTACCCTTTCTTGATGAAATTTTCTTTTAGAATGTTTGGTGTAGCAATACTACTATTTGCCGTAATATTTTGTAATTCACCAAAATTTATGCCACCAAAATCACGCATGCGCATATTCCAAAATTCGTCCCCAAGATAGGTTGATTCTTCATCGGATTCTTCATCGGATTCTTTATCAGATTCTTCCTGTAAAGCTGTTCTACACATAGGGCACGTATCTTTTTGTTTTAATGCTTTTACCATACAATTAAAACAAAATTTATGACCACACGGGGTCACACAACTGTTTGTATTACCAATTTCTTCTAAACAAATAGCACACTCTTTGTTCTCCATTTTATAAAATTATAATTCGTTTTTTTTATATTATTTACACGAAACCATTACTTAATTGTATAAACTGATTTAAATAATATTATTTAATATTTAATAACTATGTTTAGAAGTGCGAAAAATATTGTTAAAAATGAAAATATATCTATGTTTGATGAAGATTTCGAAGAGCGATATGATGTAGAACAATATTGTTGGACGAAAAATACAATAGAAAGATTATTAAAATCATTGGAATTTATTGAAAATTGTTGTTGTTTGACTACACCTAGTTTGGGGAAAGGTTTTTACAACGTCGGAAGAACTGAAGTAGTTCTTGATATTGATACAAGATTTAGTTATTTACCAAAATATAGATATTTTGATATCAGAAATCCGACTGAACAAAAAGAAACGTTTGAAATACTTATTGTTGATCCTCCATTCTTTTATTTATCAATGGAACAAATATTTAATGCAGTATTAACCGTAACTAAACATAATTTTAATACTAAATTATTAATTGGTTTTTTGAAACGTGAAGAAAAAATATTGTTAAAAACTTTTAAAAAATTTAATATAAAAGAAACCAATTTTAAATTAGAATATACTACTGCTAAACCCGAAAAATGGAAAAATTATGCTTTATATTCAAACATAGATCTACCTAATATAAAACGCATTAAAAATTAATTTTTTTACGCGGATAGTTACATTTAGAGCAACCTATTTGTTCTCAATGAAAAGTGAGACACCACACAGAATCAGTATAATAAAATAGATATTTTTTATTATATTTGTTTAGGTATTCGATTTATTTTCTACCTTTGGTTTTTTTTCCTTTTCCTTTTCCTTTCTTTACTCTTTTTTTCGTTTGTTTCCTGGATTTCTTTGTTTTTCTTGTTTTTCTTGTTTTCTTTTTTCCTCCTTCTACTTGTTCTGTTTCTCCTTCTTTTTCTTCTGCTGGTTCTGCTGGTGGTGATAACAATGCATCCCAGTTGGTTTGTTTTTCCTCACTCAAATTTACATAATTAGTGTGTGAGATATTACTAGCTAAATCATCCCCTTTTAGATATCCTTTACGAGGTCCGCTTTGATTATAAAGTGTTTTATGTAATACAACATCTTTAATACAATTGGGGTCCTTAGCTATTTTATAGTCTTCTGCATTTCCTTCACAACATTCTCCTGATTTTTTCTTGTTTTTTTGTTGTATTTTTATACCCAGACTCACAACATTATCCGTCTTTATCTTTTACACAAGTTTTATCAGACATATTTATATAATAACGCAAGAAAATAATTACAAATTGCTTATTTTCATAAATGTCTAAAACAGACAATAATACCAAACCTTATTCATTTGGTAACTTCAAATGATATAAAAACATACTTATATATTATCTATTATAATGACGGCTGATAATACACAAGAAAATGAAGAAATGCATGGATGGTATTCAGAAAAACAACAATGTAGTAACATTAAGGATGTAAACACTAAAAGCTTCGAGACAATAAACAAATTAGTATATGTATATTACATCGACAGTTCAAATAACAAGATTCTAGTATCGGAAGTAACCAAAACGAATAAATATACATCCTACTGGGACGACGCCGTCTATTTGGGAACATTGCTACAATTTCATGGGGCATTCGCACAACCTATATAATAGAAAACCGAATCATATAATTCACGATATTTTTCGATAACTTACCATCACTTGGATAATGAATACCGGCTTTCACCCGTACATCATCACATTTTTCCGCTAATTTATCAAACAATTGTTTTTTATCTGGATAACGTTCAGATAAAATATACGACAAGTAATAAGCCTGTAATGCGTGTCCAGCGGGTAATGAGGGTGTATACCCCGTATCCGATTCTAAATAGTCAATAGTAGGTATAATTTGATACGGTCTTGGACGATTAATCAGATATTTTAAAAATAAGATGATAACCGTAATAAACAAACGTTTTGTTATATCACGTAGTTCCTGTTCAGTTTCATTCACATAGGGTAAAAACGCATAGATTACACTGGGATTCGTTAATTCAAAAAATTGGACATCTTCACTATTGCGCATTTTAACTCGTTTCACAACTTCCTTTGCCTCATCATTCTCATAAAACGGCAATGTGGGTAGATATGGAATATATCTTGGACGCGTATAGAGAAAAATCACAATAGATATAACAAATACGGTTTTATAATTATAATTATATTTCATAGTATAGAATAATGGATGATAATAATAATAATAATAATACACTAAATCGTAGTCTCTCACTTTATTACACCTTTGATTATTTTTTTGAAACGACTTAAAGTAGTCCCATTTTAAATATTAAAGAGTGTAATGTTTCATAAGTGGACAGGTGAAGTAGAATCACTTTGTGAGAAAATGCGTATAAATTGTGTGAATTTAAGCGAATATCACAGACGTCGATATTACCATTTTAAATCTTATGGGAAATATTTTCGTCTACCTATCATTATACTGGCTTCTATTAATGCTACTGCTTCTGTTGGTTTACAACCCATATTAGAACAACCAATTATTAGTGGAATCACCTGTTTTATAGGAATGGTTATGGGTATACTTGGTGCGATTGAACTCTATATGGGAATTCAAACGAGTATGGAATTAGAACTCAAACAATCAAAGGAATTCTATTCATTGGCGATTGATTTATATAAAATATTGCGTCTACATCCGGAACATAGAGGAGAGGATGGGAAAGACTATTTAAATAAGAAATATAGCGTGTATACTAAATTATGTGAGGCATCGAATCTATTAAAACGTAAATTAAAGATTGATTTATTAACCACTATTCCCGAGCAATTTGTAGATACATCTAGAACAAATACACCATTGGAAATCGACGCAAATGGACACGCATCGAAAAATTTAAAGGAACAGTGGTCAATATTACAATATATATGTTGTTGTTTTTATGATGAGGATAATATGGATTCGTGTATAGGGGGTAATAAAAACTTACAATTATATAATTTTCCAAATATAGAGGAAAGTATGATGAATTCACCGAGATTTTTTGTAAATCGATTCAAAAATGACGATAGAATGACGGATGAGGATATTGAAAATAGATATAACGCATATAGAGCTCAAGAATCTTCAAAAACACTTATTTCACTGGGTTATGAACCTGATGATTTATTGGAATCCGATTCCAATAAAGCAAAAGAGAAAAAAGAAGAAGAGAAAGAAGAAGAGAAAAAGGAAGAGAAAAAGGAAGAGAAAAAGGAAGAGAAAAAGGAAGAGAAAAAGGAAGAGAAAAAGGAAGAGAAAAAGGAAGAGAAAAAGGAAGCGTCTAATAAAACAGATGTTTCAGAAGAAAAGACAGATGTTTCAGAAGAAAAGACAGATGTACCCACGTAAAATTGATATGTTTTTTGTTAATAAATATATTAACAAAATAACAGAAATATATTATGTCGTGGTATTCAATGTGTGATTTTAAACATTTGGTAGGTAAAACGTTGAGACAAGTAAAAGACGACGAGTCTATTGTGGATACTATAATTACTGGATATGAATTAGATTATGATGATCTTTTCAGACAAACCGATGGTCACGCAGGTAGCATGATACACAAGTTTAATTTCGCTGACGGAACATCACACACATTCTCGAGTATTAGAGAGATAATTACTCGATACGGTGAGCCTATAGAAAAATAA